TCAGCTAGTAGTCCTTCTAATTTACCCTTAATCAGTAATGCCACATCCTGATGATGGATAAAGATAGTTAATTTTCTATCAGTAGAACCTAGAAATTCCATTACGGCATCTATGCAATTGTCTACTTTGGATAATCCTGTTAAATGACGCATCCTACCTAGATAGGCTAAAAGATTCATATTATCAGCCATCGAATTACCAGTGAACTCTCCATCATCATATTTCTTTAGAAACTCAGCCATCATATTAGCATAAGCTTCTTCTACTTCTTTTCCTAGATCATGATATGTGTAATTACGAGTGATAACTGGTAGGTCGGGTAATACTTCTTTTCTTTCACGTCTGATTATGAAGTCTTTAGTCTTAGCAGCAAAGTATTCTGGATTCTTAAGTCCTAATCTCTTCATTCCTTCAACACGTACATAATTATTAATAAATCCAATCTCAGTAGGAAATAGTTCAGGATGTAGGATATTGAGGATTGAGAAATACTCCCCAGCATTATTTTTGATAGGCGTTCCGCTTAATCCTATAACATACTTCATCATAGAACAGATTTTTCTCACAGTCTTTGTCCTACCAGCGTCCGTATTCTTAATAGTTTGCGTCTCATCTAGAATAACTGTTTTAATACCCATCTTGACAAACTTATCCTGAATATTCTCACCTTTCTTCTCTAATCCACCAGTCTTTTTTATACCAGTTATTTTAGACTCTCTAGCCTTTCTCTCTGCTAGAATATCATATGAGCAAATGTATGCACCGAATCCTTTTACCATCATAACGGGATCATTAATTATCAGAGATGATTTATTTAGATCAGATAGTTCAGAATCAGCATCCAATTCCTGATTAAAAACCCATTCATTAATTTCATGTCTCCATTGCATTGTTAAGGATGCTTTAGTTATTACGAGAAAAGGTCCCATCTCAGAATGTAATCTCATAGTTAGCAAAGCCTGAATAGTTTTACCTAATCCCATCTCGTCAGCGATTAATACTCTACCATTAGCAGATTCAGTAAACTTTACTCCATCCTTCTGAAACTTATATGGAGTTTTACCAGAAAAGGATGAGATAGAATCTATTGTAGACTCTTTAGCTTTTGCAACATCCTTAATAATCTCAGAACACCCGCACGTATAACGGCGTAGTGTTACTGATCCCATTTTAATATCTTTATCTTTTGCTGTACGTTTAGAACATTTAGAACATATCATAGCAAAAGTAGATAAATGTTCTTTCTTATTTTCAGGATGACAATCACATGCACAGTGCGATGGTATAGTCACATCGACACAATTGTAATGATCACCTAGAGCGCAATAGCGAGATAGAGTTATTGTTTCCATTGATTTATTTTCCTATTTGTTATTTGATATTGAGTTAATGAGAGAGAGATAAAAAATCTAATCCATCCCCATAATCATCTTAGCAGTTTTTTCCGCTTTAGCTTTAGAGAAGCCCATTTTCATATACTTCTCAATAGCTACTTCTAACTTAGATAACTTTTTAGTCTCCTCTTTCTCTTTTTTCTCTTTAGCGCGAGATGCCGAGAAAACTAAATAGTCATCCTTGTCAATTTTGAATCCCTGTTCTTTCATTTCCTGAATCTTATTTGTGCGTGTTTTACGTCCGGCCATCTCCTCAGATTTCAAATTAAGTAACATATCATTTCTCTCAATTATAAATGCTTCAATTTCTTCTAACGACATCGCCGCACAGATTTTCATTGCATCATTATAGGGATTAATTCTAAATCCATCTCTCTCAATTGGGGTAGGATTTTCTAGAATAGATACATTATAACTACTACAACGTGAGCAAATAGTAATCTCAGCCACAGTACACTTATGCAATTCATTAACAGTTAAACCATGAGAGAAGATCGCGCCACAATTTTTACATAGATGCTGACAAGTTTCTACTATAACTTCTATAATCTCTTTCCTCACAATCCCATCATTACATTTCACGATATGACAATCACATGAGCATAGTGGTTTATTACATAGAGTATGCTCCCCATTGTGACAGTTAATGGTTAGTATAACATTATCAGCGTTTGGATTATTTTCTATCATTACTTTTTCTCCCATTTTGCTTTAATGATATTGAGTAGAACTCTGATAGCTAATCTTTCTTCCCGTGTGGAGAAATGATTCGGACAATCTGTTATATATTGAATGCAAAATTGAGTGAGATACATAATTATCCTTTATTTGTGGAATTGAGAAGATACTCTAATGATGTCGAAAGTCCCAAAAGATTCGTGAATGATTCGTGAAACATTTCTAGAACATTTCCGAATGATTTCGAGAACATTCTAGAATTATTTCCCGCTAACCCGTTCGATCTAAAGGACATAGTCATAGAGTACTACATACTAGCATACTACGAGACACCACCATGGCCTATGACCGACCGACACTTTATGTCCACTAACTAGCCAATTTATGTCACTATAATAATTACCTAGTCAATAATTGTTACCCTATAATAATTATCTCAAAATAGTTATTTTTCGAATATAATAATTATTCTATGAAGGGGTACCTCTAAAGTACGGTGGTCTGGTACTAGCGGTACTGGGTAGGGTACTAGTGAACATTAGTACTAGTGTTAGGTGTTGAGTAGTACTAGGCTATCTATATGATAATAATATATATAATAAAAAAATAAGCGAAGAAAAAGCAAACCCTAAACCCTCCCCCATCGTTTGGCCACTAAATTGCTAGGTGAACCAACTCTCTGCCGGGGGGGTCTCTGGGGGTGGTTTCCTTCATAGGAGTATATGATACTGTTCGACTAACTTCAATAGAATCAGTGAGCTACAGCCAAAAGATTCTAGAATGTTCTAGAAATACCTCTGAAATACCTCTGAAATGTTCTAGAAATGTTCTAGAAATGTTTTGACCATTTCAGCCTATGTAAGGCTTTTTTAGCTACTATTGTGGCATTTATAATTATTTTTGATACTTATATATAAACAGATAATCTAAGATAATACAGTGCTAACCAAAAATGGGCATGCGCCCGTCCGATCATGAATAATTATTATGATAAAAGAGAATAAACAGATAAAAAGAGAATAACTATTCGTGGCCGATCACCTATCAGGTATGACAGATAAGAAGTCTACCAGAATGCCCCGCAGTGAAACCCAGTGACACGTAGACTGACGATCGACACTAGACCTAGGTGAGTAGTCATCTCGAATGGAATCGTGCAACCTGAAGCACTCTAGGCCAAAATCCAAAAGGGATCAAAACGTTACATAACTATTATCGTTAAGTGAGTTAATACCTGTAAAATACTTAACAATAGTAAGAAAAATAACACTGTTAAGCAAATAAGTGTTAAGTAAGAGAATGAACAGTAAGAAAAATAACAGTGTTAACTATGTCAAGCTAGACACAGAGAAGAAAAAGCAAATGTACAGTGTTAAGTAAGATAACGAATAAAAAGCGAAATAAAGAGTCAAAATAAATAGACAAAAAAAAATAGGGAAACTCCCTAGTGGGAATCTCCCCTATCCTTTGTAGACTTAATTTTTGATTCTATGGGAACAGTCTACTTACTCCCAAAAGGAAAAAACTAGTCACTTTCGTCCATCAACATCGTGGCAGTTGCAATCGCCTTCGCGCGTGAAAGTTTCGGATTTTGCTTCTGCATCGCATCGGCCAACTTCTCAATCTTGATAGCAGGACCGACCAGAGACGTTTCCATCTTGATCCGCTGATTACGCGAGAAAATAAGCTTCAAGGAATCATAGGCAAGTTTCAGGACTCCGGTTAATTCCGAAAATTCCTTGTCCACCAGTTCGCCTCCATTCTTTTTCGCATACTCATCTAACCATGCCTGGATACCTGATGCCGTAGAAGGAACTAAAACGAAGGAATTATAATCCTTAGTTTTTCCTGCAACATCCGGGTCAGCAAATTTTCCTGTAACTTCTAGAAGTTTGAATCCTGGCGTAGCGGAAGGCACGTCGAACAGAGTTGTGTAAACTTTTTCGTTAGCGGTTGGTGTTGATACTGTCATCTCGCTCATATCGTTTTCTCCTCGGGAAATCTGGCTCGTTAGGTGAGCTACTCCAATTGGCTACTCCTACATCTTACTACATTCTTGAATCGGTGTCAAGTACTTTTTTGACTGCCACCAGGTTTCTTTCAGCTTGGCCTACCCAGGGGGGTATCGAATGAACAGTCTAGAACAAAGTACATGCATAGGCAAGTTTGTAGACAAGCTGAATTTTGAATACTTCTTTGCCTAATAGTTCTTCAGAAAATATCTCTATTTCTGGAATCTTTAAAGTTATCACCTCACTTTCGTATACTTCTAGGATTTGACTACTATATCACAGTTAGGGTTTTACTACTACTTCTAGCGTCGTCATAAGATCATAACAGATTCTCTCTGCCATCTTAACCGCTAAATGGTAAGAATATCCTTTCAGGATTGAAGTTTTATAGTCGAGAGAGTCCAAACATCTAAGTTTGCTGATATCTCTGTGCGGTGTTTGCCGTCCAAAGTATCTAAGGAAACTGTTGAGTAACTCTCTCGACTATTTAATAAGTATCTCATAATAGTTATTCTATGTCAAGAAAATAATACAGAGAATCATCTATGTATTCTCATATAATAACTATCCGACCCCATCCCCCGTATACCCATAATTAATGAGTCTCCTATACGTCGCGCACAAGGGCAATACTGGTATCACGCCCATATAAATATGTATCGTAATTACTATATCACATAATAGTAGGAATTATGATTCAAATACTTCGTTCATTTTTTCTTCCCATCTTTTAGTGAACATTTCTTGCTTGCTAACCTTATGAATCTAGGCTAGATAAAAAGCTTGACATGGGATAGTGAATCGTGCTAGGCTTATAGAGACGACAGGATCGAAAAGGAGATTTTTTATGAGTTTACTAGGTGAGGAAAAGAATTTAGAGGGCGAAAAAGTTTCTGCTTTAGATGTTTTTCTGGCTAGTAAAAAGACTTTGGGAGGAACTTTAAATCCTTCGGGTACTTCTGTACCTAATAGTCCTACAGATGTATATACACATCCTCCGAATACTCCATTAACTATTGATACTAATTTATCTAAGAATCCTTCTGGAACTTCTGCTCCTAATTCTCCTGTTTCTAGCTCATCTGTAAATCCTCCTCCTTCTCTTGGCGGTTCGGCTTTTACTTCCTCTTTAGTTGAGAATTCGGAGAGGATTGCTAGGAATAGTGGCTCTGATAGTGGATATGGAGATAATCGTGGAAATAATACTCCCTCTGACCTCTACTAATTTCTATGATACGATTATGCACTCAGTTAAGGTTAAGCGTGTTCGTATCAATAGCGTGAATAATGAATCTCTTATCAATAAGAATCAGCGTACTATTGATAATTTACGTAATGCTCTGATTTCTAACTATATCTCTGATCTTCCTTTGGCTGCTGTAGGTGGACGGGAATTAAATCCTCCTGATGGATCACGTGATGCTTTTGTAGGAGAGGGGCGTAAGTATATTGGTATCTATACTTCTACCGAACTTGATCCTAATGGGAATCATGTTTGTGTCTTTATCACTCCTGATGATAATAGTTATATTAATAATGTATTACAAGGTATCGACTAATTCTATATGACCTTTCTATCTCAAACGGACGCACTTAAGTCTTTAGGTTCCTCTCGTAACTTGCTTAATAAGTTATCAGGGACTCCTGTATCTTCTAGTGCGCCCGTTCGAGTTATAGAATCTGTTAATGATAAAGATAATGAATCATTTCCGAAGGAAAACGCACGGGACACTCTAACTACTCCTACTGAGGTTATTGAGGGTGTTGTTGTTTCTGATAATGATAGATCGCAAATTTTACCTAATCCTATTCGTGGTAAAAAGTTAGGTTCTTCTCATGTATCTGAGGAGGTTAGATTACAAATTGCTACGGATTCTCTTAATGGTGTGGAACAGGTTGATATTGCTCATAAGTATGGTATAACTGATAGAACTGTTAAAAGTGTTGTACAGGATATGCGTACCGGAAACGGCACAGAAAAGTTTAATACTGTAGTGGAGGGTAAGAAGCGAGAAATTTCTGATTATGCTCTATCTGCTATGCTTCAGTCTCTGCACGTTATAACTCCTCATAAATTGGAAGGTTTATCTGCTAAAGATGCATCATTAGTTGCTATGCAGTTGTCTCGCACTGTTTCTAACTTAATGCCGAAAGAGACTATTGTTGATAATCGTACCCAATTAGTTATATTTGCTCCAGGACAGAAATTGGTAGATGATTATGAACAGGTTGAGGTATAAATGGAAACTCGTAGGATGTATGATGCGGATTCTATATCTGATAGGGAATTACTAATACTTATGAATCAGAAATTGGATGGTCTATCCTATCATATATTTGGTGGTGGTCCTAATAATACTAAAGGATTAACTACTAGGGTAGAGACTTTAGAGAATATGGTTTTAAAAGCTATGGGTGGAATGGGTGTAGTTTTATTCATTCTCACATGTTTGAAGTTAGTCTTTGGTAAATAATCTATGACTGATTCTGTATGGACAGTTATTGGTGCGGCGGTCCCAGTTATAGGTGGATTGGCTACTCTGATACTACAAAATTACTATGCGGCTTTGTCTAGAGCTGAATCTACTAGGAAGTTAGATAGTATTGGTTCTACTATTACTGAGACTAAGAAGGCTGTGGATGGTCACTTAACTAATGTTACTACAGAATTAGCTGTTACTAGTAGAGCATTAGCTACTTCTACAGGTTCTTTTAAGGATAATGTTACGGCTACTATCAATGAGAAAAATGCTTCTGACTTACAAAAGACCGAAGAAAAGAAATGATATGTGGAGTCGTTGCCTATGTTTTCTCCTCAATTGGCTAGAGTGTGCTTATGATCTTCTTTCTAAAAGACAGAAAAGTGAGTGCACTCTAAGTCAATGACTATTATAGTTAACTTTGTAATTCAGCTATTTTGTATATGGTTAGTCTATGGAACTATTGCATCTAATTACTTAACTTATAGTGCTAAGCAGATAATACTTTTAACTATAGCTTTTGTTCAGATGCTAATTAGCTTATTCGTTCATGGATATAATACTGATGGAACATCGCAGAAGGTAGCTTATCTATCTTCCAAAGACTTAGAAGTAGGAACACAAAAGGAGAACTAAATGGGATTTCTCAAGAATTTCGGTGCGGCGCTTTTGAAGATTGGTGAAGTGGTTACGGGAGTTGGTCCTATTTTCTCTCAATTTTTACCTAAAGGAGCCGCTGGTACTTTGGCTACTGTGGAAGATACTTTTACTAAGATTATGGGTACAGTTATGACTGTGGAGACATTTTTTGCCGCACTAACTAGTAAAGGATTAACTGGTGCAGATAAGTTAAAGGCTGCTACTCCTTTGGTTTCTCAGATTATTCTACAAACTGAGGGATTAAAGGGTAAGAAGGTTAAGGATTTGGTTAAGTACCAAGCTTCTGTGGCAGGAATTACTTCGAATATTGCAGATTTACTTAACTCTTTTGAGTAATCTTTACTTTATGAGTCCTGCTCAAAAATTGGTTAAGTTTATCATTGAGGAATTAAATGTTCCCGCTAATATAGCTTTTCGTATGGTGTGTGATTTAAAAATAGAGTATAGTGATGATATAGATTGGGATAAAGAAGAAAAGAAAAATGATAACAGATAATCTAGTTTATGTTCCATTAGAGTATAATACTCTCAAACCTACCAAGGTAGGAGATTCTCATATTGACTCTACTTTTGGAACTAAAATTACTAGAGTTACTGATTGTTCGACTATGTATGATGTAGCTAAGGGTTCTGGTACATTACCTTGGGTAGAACCTGAATACTCTACTATTTGTCCTTTCAGTAAACTAGGGGACTATTTCATTTTAGATTGTGTGTCTTATTTTTCTCTATTTGGTGGTGATGGTAAATTTATAGGACCATTACCTTTAGAAATAAGTTCATCTTCGGAACCTAAATGGGGATTACTGGATATTGATTATATTTATTATATAAAAGGTAACTCTTTGAAGAAATATAATGTAAATACAAAACAAACTTTTGTTGTACGTATGTTTAGTGAGTATACAAAAATATCAGGCAAAGGTGAAAGTGATATTTCATTTGATGGTAATCACTTAGTTTTAGTTGGTGATGATAGATTTATTTTTGTTTACGAACTAGTTTCTTCTACTAAAGGAAAAGTTTTAGATACTAGTGGATTTAATTTTGATTCTGTATATATCACAAGTTCTAATAACGTTATAGTATCCTGGGAAAGACGTGGTAGTGAACATTTTGAGGGTATGGAACTTTTTAATTCGGATATGGATTTTATATTACAACTAGCTCAACATAATGGACACAAAGACATTTGTTTTGACGGTTCTGATGAAGTTCTAGTATGGACTGATGATACTGATAACTTTGTAAAAAAGATTAGATTTTCTGATGGACTAATTACACCTCTGTTACAGTTAGATTGGTCATTAGCTGTTCATATCTCATGTCCTGATAAAGATTATGCATTTGTAGAAACTTATGATCCTCTGAATCCTATAGCTTCTGCTTTTAAGCCTTATACTAATGAACTTTTGAGGGTTAAATTAAGTTCCGGTAAAACTGAAAGAATCTGTCATCATAGATCACGTGCTTTAGATAGTTATTTATATATGCCTAAAGTTACTTGTAGTCATGATGGAAGATTTTTACTTTATGCTTCTAACTTTAATTTAGAACTTGACTATGCAGATACCTATATGATTGATCTTTCTACTTCTAGTTTACCTTCAGCTCCTATTTTATCCAATTCTTCTCAAGTAATAATCAATAAAGATATACCAAAGTTTGTAGAGAGACGTAAGCGTTCTGAGTTTATTACTTCTTAATATGCTGACTAATACAGAACAACAATCAGATACAGTTAGAAGATGGAAGCCTAATCTGAAACAGGTTAAGTTTATGTCTCTTCCGGATACTATCTTTGAGGCTCTGTATGGCGGTGCGGCGGGTGGTGGGAAGACTGAAGTATTACTAATGATGTTTATCGCTAAACAATATCATAAGATTCCGCGAGTCAAAGGTATACTGTTACGTAGAACCTTTCCGGAACTAGAAGGTGAAGTTGTACCTCGTTCGCAGGATTATTATCCGATAACTGGTGCAGAGTATGATAAAGCTAAACATATCTGGACTTGGCCTTCTGGAGCTACTTTAAAGTTTGGACATGCGGAGAATGAAGATGATATACGTAAGTATGATTCTTCTGAGTTTCAGTATGCAGCATTTGATGAACTTACTTCTTTCACACAGTTCCAGTATAACTATATTGTATCTACCCGTTTACGATCTTCAATTCCTGGCATAATCCCAATTGCACGCTCTGGTAGTAATCCTGGTAATATCGGGCATGGATGGGTTAGAGATTACTTTGTCGAGCCTTGTAAAGAAGGTGGTAAAATCCTTGTCAATAAGGTAACGAAGCAGAAAAGAATCTTCATCCCTGCAAAGTTAGAGGATAATACTGATCTAATCAAAACTGATCCTACATATCGTAATCGTCTAGAAGGTTTAACTAATGAGGCTGAGCGCCGCGCAAAGTTATATGGTGATTGGTATACATTTACTGGACAGGTATTTAAGTTTAGAAATGAACCTATGCCTGATGAGCCTGATAATGCTAGACATGTTATAGAACCTTTTGAGATTCCTAATTGGTGGACTAAGATTAGAGCATTAGATTGGGGACAGGCTGCTATGACTTATTGTGTTTGGGCAGCTATTTCTCCTTGGAAGCGGGTATATATCTATCGTGAGTATTCTCCTAAGATCGGTACTCTTATTTCTGACTGGGGTTCTGATATTTCTAGACTTTCTCAGGGAGAAGTTTACAAAGATTCAGTAATTGATCCCTCTTCTAGGGTTCGTGATAAGAAAGATAACGAGAGCATTCTAAGTCAAGTTAATACACATACGGGATATAACTGGTCACTAGCAGACAATGATAGGATTTCTGGTAAGACGCTTTGCGAAGATTATCTAAGATGGTGGCAGAAACCTATTTCCTATGTTCCTCCAGAAGGATATAAAGAAGATACTGCTAATGATATTCTTAGGAAACAAGGAGTATATGCTAGAGATGAGTACATTAAAATGTTTCTCCCTCAAGCAGAGGAAACTGGTCTACCCAGATTACAGATTTTCAAAACTTGTCCAATACTTATCAAAACTATTCCATTATGTACCTATGATAAAAATAATACGGAAGATGTACAAGATTTCGATGGTGATGATCCTTATGATGCTTGGAGATATTTGATTAAGCGTTGTCATCTCTATTTAAGTAGTACAGAGAAAATCGCCGCACAGGATGAGGCTAAAGGTCTTGTGATTCAAAAGTTAGAGAAAACTGGAGATATGACTGATTTCTATATGAGTATGGCTAGAATTGATGGAGCTAAATCTAATATAGCTGCTATGAATGTTCGCGGTAAATATAACTTCTTACCTGTTAGAAAAGTTCATGGAGGATTACGTAGACATGCTTAAGTATATCTTTAACTCTTTCTATAAGGATATTGAGGAACGTTATTCTGTAGTTGTGGCTAGGATGAAGGATAACTATGAGATTCACGTAGAAGAGATGAATTGTAGGATTATAGAACTACAAAGTGAGAATACTTATCTTAGAAATTTGATAGATAATCGTTTATCAGATAAACTAGGAGTACAAAGTACACCAGAAAAGAAAGATCATAAACCTCTAACTCATGGTATCTCTATAGATAGATTGATGCATAAGATTCAGAATGGTGCTCATAAAGAAAAGCAAGTAGATGATAAGGTTAAGAATTACTGGTCTGGGAGGATTAAAGAATTGGAACATGTTGCATTAAGTAAGGATTCAGTTATGGATCAGGAAACATATGTCCCAGACTGAAGGGATCGCTAAGGAAAAGGTTATGAGAAATAAGATAGGCATACAAGAGAATATAGCTAAGGATTTGGGATTATCTATGGGTGGGGTCCATCTTGGTTCTAAAGACTTCGCACATAAGAACTATAAGCCTAAGTCTCTAAATGATTTTAAGTTTAAGGAAAATAAGATGAATAAATCTCCCCTGTCTACTGCTATTAAGCTGAAAAAAGGTAAATAATGTCACCTTCTCAAGATACTACAAGAGATCAAATAGCATCTAATGATCCTCTATTTGGTAGAGAGAATTTACAGGCTATTTTGATTGACTTGGCTAAGCAGATTAAGAATGAGGATTACTATAAAAGGTACGACCAGTTAGTAAAGGCTAAGCAGTTTAATTTGTTCTGGTCCGGTGTTCAGAAGATTTTCTGGGATAATGATATTAATGATTTTAGAGTACCTACTCAGGATGCTTTTGTTTCAGGAGATAATACTAGAGAAGAGATTCAGTTTGTTTATGATTACGTTATCAATATTGTTAAGCCTCATGGAGAATCTTTCATTGCAGCATTATCATCTGAGCTTCCGAAAGTTCTATTCGGACCTGATGATGCTATGAATCCTGATGATATTCGTGCGGCGAAGTTAGCTAATAATAAGGCTGAGCATATTCAGTTATATAACAAGTCAAAACTGATGGCGATTTATGTTCTATATCTCTTCTTCTGTGAAGGATTTGCTGCTGCTTATGTATATCCAGATAAGGATAAGGGATACGGAGAAGTTGCTATTCCTACTTTTGGAGAACCTATTTCTGTTACGGAACCTGATAGTGTAACTTGTCATGGATGTGGAACTTCTTCTCCTACAAATACTTTGATACAAGGAAGTAATCCTCCACCAGAAAGTGAAGATGTTAATAGTTGTCCTTCTTGTGGAACAGATGTAACAGATAATCCAACTATTCCTGGACAAGTTATACAACAACCTAATCCTCTTCCCGATACGATGGAGATTGTTACTAGACAGTTGATTAATATCTATGGCCTAGGTAATGTTAAAGTACCATCATTTGCAATGAATCAGAAGGATTTTCCGTGGTTGGTTAACTATATAGATTCTCACTACTCAACTCTGCGTGATAAATTCCAAACTCTCAGAGATAAAATTGGTCCTGGAGAAGCTGGAGATTTTGAACGTTCCATGAGATCATCTTCGGTGATTAACTCTGATAACTTCTATCAGTATAATCCTGAGATTAATACTTTAGAGAAATACTGGATTCGCCCTTCTATGTTTCAGTCTATCATAGATGATCAGGAGACGGAAGTTGAGGAGTTAATAGCACTCTTTCCTGATGGATGCTGTTTCTCTCTGATTGATACTTTATTCTGTGAAAGTAAGAATGAGAGTATGGATGAATGTTGGAGAGTTACAAAAGCTGGTCCGTCTAAAGGTGCACATGCTGACGCTGTTGGTAAAAACTTAATCTCTATCAATGATTCGCGTAATACTTTGCTAAACTTGATGATACAGACTATTGAGTATGGTATACCTTCTACTTTTGCTGATCCTGAAGTATTAGACTTTGATGCCTATAATGCTACAGAAGCATCTCCCGGAACTGTATATCCTGCACAGCCTAAGATTGCAGGTTCTTCTATTGGTAATTCTTTTTATGATTCCAAGACTTCTAACTTATCTAAAGAAGCTTTAGCATTTCAGACCGCACTAGATAATGATGCTCAATTTAATATCGGAAATGTTCCCTCAGTATATGGTGGAGCGGCAGAAGGATCGAAAACTTTAGGAGAGTACCAGAATTCTAGGGCATATGCTCTTCAGCGTTTATCTCTACCTTTTGAATACTATTCTGATTTCTATAAGGAAACTATAGCATTAGCTACCCGTAGAGCTATTAAGACTCAGATTGCTGATGAGAAATTTACTAAGCCTATAGGAGTAGATTCTTTCCAAACTGTATGGATGAAACAAGCAGACTCTAAGGGTAAATTTGATTTGATGATTGAGCAAGTTTCCTCATCCGTGCCAATTTCATGGGAACAGAAGAGATCAGTTATGATTCAGTTATTAACTATGAATAGTCCAGAGATTATGCAGTTGCTAGGTTCTACTGATAACTTATCTGCTGTTTTGCAACTATCTGGATTAGGTGGGACTATAAAGGTTCCTAATGAGTTACAGAGGATTAAACAACTTCAAGAACTAATTCAATTACTTAATGCGGCGCCTACAGAAGTTCCTGATCCTTCTGGAGCTATAAATCCTATAGATGGTATGCCAGTAACTATAATGAAGTCTACCGTACCTATTGAACCTAATGTAGATGAAGATGAGTCTCACATAGATACTTTACGTGACTTCATGGTATCTCAGTCAGGGTTAGATCATAAAGATAATAATCCCGCTGGTTATGCAAATTGTTTAGCTCACTTTAATGAACATAGGGAACATATGATAATGATGTCAATGCCTCCTCCATTACCTTCACCATCTGATAAACCTAACCCAAATAAGAATAGTGAAAAAGGTAAAGCTAATAATCCTAAAGGTAATGCACCGAATCCAGTTCACCAAGGAAATGCTGTACCGGGAGTATAAAACATGAGAGTTCGTTTAACAGACCAAGTAATTTTATCAGCTAATGGAGTACGTACATCTGTCTGGTTTGATACTTGTGAAGAAGGGTATATTAATGCTAATTATGTAACTGTTTCATTATTCGCAGATCAAGTATCTGCTGCATTGGGTTTAGTTATTCAAGAGTCTGACGATCAAGTTAATGTACGGACGGCTGCATCTGTAAGTGTTTTAGCTTCTACATTAGCTTCTTGTCAAGCAACTATTCGTCGTAAGTTTTGGCGTGTAGTTTATACAAATGGTGGAGTAAATCAAGGTTCCTTTATCTTAGTTGCTTCTGATACAATTAATCTTTTAGCTTCTACTGATGCTTCTGGTGCAACTTCTGTAGCTATTGCATCTGGAAGTGCTGTAGTAGCTAATTCTGGATTACCTTTTATTTATACTACTGCTATTGACAATACAGCAGTTAATAATCAAGTTCTCTATCAAGGTTGGGCAATACCGGGAACAGCTAAAAGTGCTGCTTCATGGGCAATTGTTAAATATACTTATGACGGTAATGGAATTGTTTCAGACATTCAATGGGCTGGTGGAGTTGCAACATTCTCTACAGTATGGAATAACAGAGGGGCAGCTTCTTACAGTTAAAGGAGAGTTTTTTATGAAGAACATATTTCCCAAATTGCTTTGTCTTTGTTTTTTGTTTTCAGGTACAGGTTTACTTTTCGGTCAGTATGTTGCACGTACTAATCCTTATACTGGTAAACCCGATTTAGTAAATAAAGTTCCTATTTCTTATGCTAATGGAGGATGTAATTCTTCTACATTGTGGACTACAGGAAGTGTGTTATTTGCTGGAGCAAGTTCATGTGCTCAGGATAATGCTAACTTTTTTTGGGATAATGTAAATAAAAGACTTGGTATTGGGACGACGAATCCGTCATCGTTATTAACGGTTGGAGGTAGAACATATATAGATATCGAAGGTTCACAATCCGACACCGGATATCCATCCGGTGTTAGAATCTCTCAACCAAGTACGACTTACCAATACTTAACGATGATTAGTCATGGAACATATCCCTGGTCACTCGGGATTATGCCGCAACCAAATAATTTTTTTGGTATCGGAACAGGGCAGAATACAGATTCGAGTTTCGTGCCATTATTCGGAGTTGATTCTTCGGGCAATGTCGGGATTGGGATAACGAATCCACAAGCAAAGTTGAATATTATTTCAGCTAATTCTCTAACAATCAATGACATAATGTTTACCAATGATGCTTCGGGAAATTATAGAAACGGCATAGCAAATATTCAAAGTAACAGTTCAGCGGCTGGTAATGGTATGAGTTTTAGGGTTGGAGATAGTTCAGTATCCGGACAAACTACTGTTATGACTTTGCTAGGAAACGGTAACGTCGGCATAGGAACGACGATTCCTGGAGAAAAGTTAGCAGTTAATGGTAATGTTAAAGTTGCAAATACTATTCAAGTTGGTTTATATACAGTAGCTACACTTCCAACCTGTAATGGTGGGGCAGAAGGAAAAATTGCTGGTGCAACTGATTTACTAGCTCCTACATTTTTAACAACTGCAAATGGTACGAATTGGATTACTAACTAAAGGAAAAATATGGTAAACTCAATCGCTGATGTTTCTGAATCTTTTGATAAAGATTTAGATTTGTTAAATTCTGAAGAAACTGTTGAAGTTCCCCCTTCTGATAAAACTGCTGATAAAGTAGTTCTTGATAAGGATAAGGAAATTACTCCTTTAAAAGAAGAAGATTATGAAAAAGAGGAAGTAGAACAAGAGGAAGAAAATGAAGATAATGACGAAGATAAAGTTAAGGATGAAGAAGAAGTTGAAGAAGATAAATCTAAAGATGAAGATGAAAAAGGTAGCATAGATAAGGTTCCTCAAGCTTCGGTTAAAGAAGTTAAGGCTAAGTATCCCACTATCTTTAAGGAGTTTCCTGAGTTAAAAACCGCACTTTTCCAAGCTAGAGCATTTAAGGAAGTTTTTCCGTCTATAGAAGAAGCTAGGGAAGCTTCTGGTAAGTCTGATGATTTCTCTTTCATGGAGGAGAAGTTACTTTCGGGTAAGCCTGAGGATTTCGGTCAATTTCTATCAGCTATCAATACAGCATCTCCTAAAGCATTGGAGAGCGTGGCTGGGAATTTTTTACCTACACTGTACTCTATCAATCCGAATCTATATATGGAAGCTACAGCACCTTTGGCTCAGAATATCGTTAAGGCTATGTATAAGGCTGGTATAACTCATGGGAATGAGAATCTAAAAGCATCTGCTCTACATGCAGCTAAGTATCTATTTGACGACCATGAGATTGCTACGGATAAAAAATCTATTCCGGCTAAAACTAGTGCTAAAGTAGAAAATGATCCTGAGAGAGTTAAATTTGAGCAAGAACGTACAGAGTTTGCTCAGACTAAGTATAATGACTTTAGGGGGGAAGTAGTTGGGGATGCTAAAGATTCTATCATTAGGGTTATCGAGAATGGTTTAGACCCATCTTTAACTCCCTATGAGAAAAGAAATGTGATTAATGATATCGCTGCTGAGTTAACTAATGTTCTACAATCGGATAAAGATCACCAGAATATGATGAATTCTTTGTGGGGAAGGCACGGAAAAGTAGATAATAAGGAACTAAAGACCAGAATCCTCTCCACGCATCTGGCGCGTGTACGTTCCTTGATTCCTTCTATCCGTGCTAAAATTGTAGGTGAAGTTCTGAAACAATCAGGAAGAACATCTGTGAAACCTACTGATGAGAAGAAAGTAGACAATAAAGTACGTGAAATAAGGTCTGCTGGAAACTCTGGTGGTGGATCAAAGAATAAACCTGTGGACTTGAAAAACGTAGACTGGCGTAAAACGTCAGATATGGATATCTTGTCCTCCTAAAGTTATCATAATCCTTGGGAGAGGATTCAATTATGGCACAGACTGAATCGCAAGTAGTTGGTGTAGAGATGGAACGTGTTGTACCAAAGGTTCCTACTCTTTTCGAGCGTGATGATACTTTTTTCTCTCACATTGAGAAGCGTCCCGCGGAAGTAGTTTCTAATCGTCTTATGCGTATTCCTTTAGAGTTGCGTCCGGGTGGTAATTTCGGACACTTTAATGCTGATAACGGAGATATGGGACGTGGTGATGGTCCTACTTATGATAAGGCTACTATTTCACCAGCTTTCCTTAAAGAAGGCTTTGAAATGACAACCTTGTCACAATGGGTTACTGATGATAAGCGGAAGGCTGTTATCAATTCTTTTCGTCAATTATTAGCTAAGGCTATGGCAGAGTTTCGTCGTAATTGCGATTCTCTGACTATGACTGATGGGACTGGTGTTTTGGCTACTATTACTACTGTTACTACTGGTGCTGGTGTCGATACTTATACATTAACTACTGACGGATTTGGCGCACGTTTGTTACGTTATGGCCAGACTGTAGATATTTATAGTGCTGATTTACTCACCTGCCGTACTTCTGGTAATGGTACGAAAATTAGCTTCTATGATTCTGCTAATAAAACTGTTAAGGTTACTGCTGTAGCTGGTGCGATTGCTACAGACTTGATCGTAGTAGGTGGATTAGGTGGTATTACTCCTCCTGTATCTATTAAAGGTGTGAAATATCACGATTCTAATGCTTCTACTGGAACATGGCTAGGATTCGATCGTTCTACTACTCCTGAAATTAGGGCTAATAGGACGAATGCAAATGGTGGCCAGTTAACTTTACCTCTTCCTCGTTTAGCTATTAATAAAGCTGGTGATCGTGTAGGAATGGACGGAATTGGTAAATTACAGGCATGGACTCATCCTTGTCAAGCACAGGCTTATGAACAGTTGGGATTTTTAACTACCGTTCTAAATAATCCTGGAGAAGATCGGAAATTGGACTTGTATTATGGAGGAGCAAAGAAATTAGCTGGCGCTCCTTTAATGGAACATTTCTCATGGGATAAAACTCGCATCGACTTCATTGATATGCAAAGATGGGGACGTGCAGTAATGAAGGAAGCAGGTTTTTACGAACAGGGTGGGAAAAGGATTTTTGAAATCCGCGGAAGTTCCGGCGGAGTTCAGACTTCTAACATTTTCTATCTTGTTACTGCTTTTGACCTTTTTATGAATAATCCTGCTGGAGCTACGTATATTGACAATTTGAAGGTTCCAACTGGATACTAATTAACTACTCCTCCTAGAGTAGATTAAGGGGAGAGAAGCTAATACTTTGCGCAGTTTCTCTCCCATTCTTTTAGCTTTATAGGAAAATATATGTCAGAACAAAGAACATTCAATAAACGATTAAAGGATACCTACTCTAGTAATCTAAGAGGTGAAGCTCTATTTCGCATCTCATGGTCGGATTCCCAAACTGAGAATAGGTGGGGAACTTTTAGAGATACTGTTGGTGAAGTATTTATACGTGAAGTTTCCGAACGCAGAGTATGTAAAAAGTATCCACATATAAAGGAAAGATGGGTACTGGAAAGATGGATGCCTCCTTCTCTACTTCAGGATGCTAAAAAAGAATTACCAGACGCCGCACAGAATGGTTCATATGAGCCTATTTACGTATTTGAGAATGAGGATGGAAATTTTCTACCTTTAGACTGGGAATTTACTACTATAGTTGTGCAAACTGCTTTAGCTCCCTTATCCTATGCAGAATCTATGGCTAATAAGGAAGATAGAGCTATGTTCGATAAAACTATTATCGGTTCAGACAGGAAACAGGAAGCTGATGAGAAAGCTTTCTATGACCAATTATGTCAAGAAGGAAGTTCCTTTGAAGGTAAATTATCTGGTGCGGCAGGAGAAGGTGTTGTTGTATTAGATTCAGAATACTTCGCAAATAAGTTAGCAAATGAAAAACAGGAGAATCAATTATGTCAGACCGTGCAACTATAGTTTCACTTTTACCAATGGATTTGATGGAAGTTAAGACTGGTCTAATTCCATCTCGTTACTTTATTCCAAAGGCTGAGGATGGTAAGTTTTCTATCACTCATATTAAGCCTGCTGCTTTCGATGTAGAGATTCCCCTAACTGGTAAAGATGGTGGAATGAGTACTATTAGAGTTCCTACTCCTTCTTCAGTTTTGGCTGAATCTTTAGTTTTCGATTTCGTAGATTCTCAATTAGGTATTAATAGGGAAGAGGAATCTATTCCCGGTATCTTCTGGTTATATGAGGCTTTATCTCCTATTGATGTTTTGACTAAGCATTCGGATAAGATTGCAGAGTATAATGATAAACAGAATCGTTGGTTTAAATCTCTAATCATGATCGCTGATGATGATTGGGCACAGAGTCGTAGACATAATACTATTAGCGATCTACAAAGAATTGCCGCGCGGCGTTTAAAGTGGGATAGGGAATGGTTGGTAGATGAAACTAAGATTAAAGAATCTGCTACAGTATCATGTCCTGCATGTATGACGCAGGTACATTCTGAAGCAGCTATCTGTGCTACTTGTACTTTTATTCTGAATCCCAAGGCTTACGCATCTATGGGATTTGCTAAGAATTTGAATCCTTCAGTTATCAATAAAGAACTGGAAGCATTAGCTAAAAAGTAATTCAATATGTCCTCTCAAACACAAGATTCTCTATCAATAGCTCAGAATAGGTTAAATGATGCAGCGGGAGCTATATGGACTTCCGCTGTAATGTTGCCGAATATTCAGGAGGCTTTTAGAGATTTACAAGTGGCTGTGTTTGCTTTAGGATTACCTGTACTTAAGAATGTTTCTACAGTAGTTCCTGTAGCCATTGGTGCTACTTCTTTAAATGTTACTGTAACTATACCTGATCTAGTTACTCCTATAAAGGTTAGAGAGAAGAATCCTAGTGATCCATCTAATTACTTTACAGATATGCAAGAAGTTAATTTTATACCAGATATAGTTGCTGACAATGTTATTAGATATTGGTGCTGGATGAAGAATGATATTTATATACTTGCGTCTACAGTTGCTAAATATGTAGAAGTATTCTATAGACGTGGATTAACGGTACCTGCTGCTATAGATGCAAATACTAATCTAGGACTAACATATGCAGAAACATTTGTAGGCCCAAAAGCTGCTGCTATTGCGGCTAGAGTTGTAGGTAATTCTACTTTAGCTGATGAATTAGAGGGAATCGCCGCACAGAGATTGGATATGATTTTGAGAGGTAATGTTAAAGCTATGCAAGGTATGTCTACTAAGCGTAAACCTTTTAGACGCTCTGGCAGACGTTATATAGTTTAATTAAATAAAGTAGATAAGATAAGTGATATGGCATCATTCCTAGGTGAATGGGCTTAACTGAAAAAAGGGAGATTTATCATGTCTATCGCTGTAGCAATCAATCGCAGTTTTCATGCAGGTCACGGTTTATTCGTAACTGGTACTCTTACACCTTCTGGTACATATCCTTTAGCTGGTGATCCTATCGACTTTACTGGATTAGTTCCGTGCACTATGGGACCATCATTTATCAATATTACATCTCCCCTAGCTGCTAATTTACGTATATCTCAGACTGCTGATGGATTACTAAATGACACTAAATTACTTATTTTTTCTCAAACAGCCGGAGCAAATGCTGTAGCTGCTACTAATACTCTTACTTCTAATAACACTAATGTATCTGATGGAGACACTGTTACTATCAATGGGCGTGTTTATACATTTAAGACTACTCTTACAGGAACTATTAATCAAATTCATATTGGTGGTTCTGCTGATGCTTCATTAACAAATTTAGCTGCTGCTATTAATGGTACAGGGACTCCGGGAACTGATTATACTACTTTAACTACTGTAAATACTGATGTCTCCTCATCTGCTGTCTCTGGGGGTCATGCATTAACATTTACAGCATTATCTGCTGGAACTTCTGGTAATGCTCTAACATTAGCAAAAGTTGCTACTACTTTATCTGTAGGTGGAGCTACTTTTTCAGGTGGTGCATTAGGAACAACTCCTGCTGCTTCTGCTAAACAGGATTATCCTACTAGTGTTTTAGTAGCTATCCCTTTCTGGGCGATGTTTAAGAAGTTGAACTAGTTATTTGTTCATTTTCTGCTCAAAAGAGGGATAGAAAATGCGTCTGGAAGATTATCACACAATTCCAAACTTAGGTAAGATTTTCAATGGTCTGTACTCTAGGGGAACATCTGATTCCGTTCCCCTAGATCATGCTATTGATGCAAATGATGTTATCTATAATCCTTTGCAAGTATCTGCACGTCCGGGATGTTTTCCCTTTTCTGTATCCTTACCTACTGCTACGACTATCAAAAGGTGGTTTGTTTGGAATAGAGTAGATTCTATGGATGAGATTATATATCTGGATGGTTCTGGTAATATTAGGAGATCATCTACTGGAGCTATCATATACTCTAATGCTGCGTGTACAGATTTCTCTATCCTATCAGGTTTTAATAAACTATTCATAGCTCCCCATGACGGAGTTAAAGGATTAGCTGGACAGAATTTGCAGGTGTTTACAGGAGTTTCAGGTTCTACTACTGCTTCTGTTTCTAGAGATATTGGTTTAGTTCAGTTAGACAATGTTGATACTACTACTCAGCTAATATACTCTACTGCTCCTGTAATGGATGTTGGGATTCATAAGATTGCCTATGCTTATGTAACTGATACTGGACATATACATGCCGATTCTGGTGTAGCTCTAGATGGAGCTAGGATTGCTAATATTAATGGTGGATTAAATTCATCTACTAATATCATAACCTCCGATCTGGGAAATATAGCTAATAATGATACTATAACTGTGAATGGTAAAGTATATACCTTCAAAACATCTCTAGCTGGTGCGGTCGATGGGTGGATTTTAATAGGTACGGCTACAGGAACTACTACTCAAGCAGAGGCTACTTTATTAAATTTCGTATCTGCTATAAATCATGTAGGAGTTCCCGGAACTGATTATTTAGTTGCTGTTCAGGATGCTAATGTTTCTGCTGAACTAGTTTTTCCTTTAGTAAATTTGGCCGCACGAGTTCCCGGTTCTGCGGGAAATGCGCTAACTTTGGCTAAATCATCTGCTCATCTAACTATTAACTCAGCTACATTTAATAGTGGCTCTGATGGATTTAAACTCTCTCTAACTGATAACTTAGTCTCTGGAGTTACTCTAGCTCCTAGTATCAAGTATATCTATATCCTATCTACCAAAGGTGATGAGAATGAGTTTTTCTTCACAGGTACAGTTATCAATCCTGATAGTAATACTACCCCATACTTCACTAACGCTGCTAGAGTTACGTCTCTTAACTTCCTAGATACTGATCTAGTAGAATCTGCTGATTATCTGTTCGATCAGAAAACTACTTTACAAACTGGCTCTGGCTTAGTTCTGTTTGCGGGTAGATTAATGATGTATGGGATGCCTTCTCCTAATGCTTCACTAGTTTGGGCATCTAGAAGTAATGCTAATTTAATCTTCCCTGATCTAGAATCATTTGATGCTAATTCTGGATATTTACTGGTTAACAGAGATGATGGAGATGGTGTATTTAATGCTTGCCCGCTAACTTTAGAATTACTATATCTATTTAAAAATTCTGGAACATTCGTTACGCAAGATAATGGCGGTGATCCTGCTACATGGGTAGTTTCGTCTGTAGATAATCGACATGGCTGCTTTATCAACTGTATAGACAAATTCTCTGCTGGTGGTAATAATACTCAATTACTAAATTCTGTTCTGGTAGCTACTCCAGAAGGTATAATGCATTTTAATGGTAACTATCCTGAACAGCCGCTAACTTGGAAGGTTAATGATTTATGGAATACTATAAATAAGAGCTATTTCTACAGAACACAGATAGTTCAGGATACTAATAATAAGTTAGTTTATGCACTTCTAGTAACTGGTGCGGCGACTGATTATAATACTCTTCTAGTTGGAGATTATACTAATGGTCTAACTTCTTCAGGTATAGTTTGGGCTAAGTTTACCTTTTTTGTTCAGCCTTCGTCTATAGGATTATTAAATTCTAATGACTATCCTAACTATTTCACATTTTCAACGGCTGTTGTAGCAACACCTCCTAATCATCTATATCAATGGGACCCAAATTTGAAAACATATGTAGGAGATAATGCAGGAGTATCTTCTACCTTTCCTAATGCTTACTATCAATTTCCATATGCTCTATTACAGAGTGGATTCTTGCATACTTTTAATGTTGTCCGTTCTAGATATCAGACATTAGTATCAGGTATAGGAGTTACGATTGGATTTACTTCTATCAAGGAAGATTTAACATCTGGCCCATCTATGGGACCGACTTCTTACGCATCTGGAGTTATAGATAAGTCTGAGATTCTGACTAGGATAGTTGCTGGTAATATAACTGAGAAGTTATCTATAAAAGTTACTCTAAAGAATGCTATCCTGACTAAGTTAGATATCTTAGCGAAAATATACTCAGAAATGAGGCCAATGTAATATGTCTATGTCTACTCCATCATCTAGTCAAAGGATAAATGACGCTCTAATAGCTCAGTTACGCTCTGCTGATCCGCAGTTATGGAATTTTCTAAATCAGATATCTAAACAGTTAAATTCACAAATAAATGCTACTTCATCTTCTGGATCAAATGTATCTAATGTTATAGGTCCGGCTTATTGGGTAAGAGTTGATCCATTTACTATAACTCCGGCCAATTTAGGAGATTTTGTAAGAATTACTTCTACTACTGATAGATCGGCCGCACTAGAGTTTAGATTTGAAGATCCAAATGCTGCCATATTTAGCTACAACTATAATACTCAAGGATATGATTTTCTAATTATAGATGGTAAAGCTTTATCTCTAAATGGTGTATCTTTAGGACCCGTAGGATTAGGTATTTTGCCCGATAGTTTGAATCTAGATACATGGATGCAAATTGCAGCGTGCGATGCTTTTAAGGATAAAAAACGTGCAAATTTAAGATTCAATAATGCTCTAGTTGGCCTGCCTATGCCTAAAGATGGTTCATTTGAGTATATTAATTCTATTCTATATTATACAGTAGGATCAACCAGATATCAAATAGCTCCTACAGCACCTACACCACCAGGAAATTTATCAATTAGATCACCTTACATATATGATGGTACTAACTACTACTATAATAATATCAAATGCTACCCTCCGGGAACTTTAGGACTATCAAGTGATAATATGGGAGGTAGTCCTACTACTACTGCTACTATAGGAACATATAATGATATAGTTTTAGAAGTTAAAGGTGGCTCTGGTACAAGTCCTGCTGGTCAGAAAGTAGCTATAACTAATCCTTCAGGAAGTTGGACTATTGATATAAGAATTATTCATAATATCCCATCTCCCCCTAATTTTCCATCTGCTGGTATGTATATGTATGATTCTAATAATGGTAAAGTTATGACTTTTGGATTTATCTCTAATGATATAGCTAATGCCGGAGCTAAAGGTTCTTCATATTTGTGGACTGGTTTATATAATAATATAACATCCTTCAATACAGATTCCCTAGTTAGATACTCTTTTCTACCTGCTAATCCTGTAACTTTGAGGGTAGTTAATGATGGGGCTAATTTGAATTTTTATATATCATCTGATGGTTACTCATTTGGTGAAGCTATGGGTATTATTGCTAAAGGTTCCTGGTTTAGTGGTTCTGGATATCCTACACATGCCGGATTTTATGGAACTAGGGCAGGTACTAACACTGTCGTGACTGTTTTATCCTACAAGCAGAGTTAATATGTCAAAATTACTAAGCGACCTTGATCCTAAATTTAGACCTTTAGCGGATAGATTACTATCCGATTGCTTAGGTGCAGGGGTATCTTTAGCTATTATAGAAACTTTACGCACACATGAAAAACATTTGCAGGATTTGCAAAATGGTGTATCTTGGGTACAGCATTCTAAACATGAGGATGGATTAGCTATAGATGTATGTCCTACTGATTACCTAAGCATAAAAGGCTGGAATCCTAGTGGTCCCGAATGGCAGATAATTGGTAAAGTTGGTAAGAAGTTAGGCATGAGATGGGGTGGAGATTGGAAACAGGAGGATTTAGGACATTTCGAGTATATTAGTGGGAAAGAGTAATGATTACACGCCCCTACACTAAAGAGGATATATGGGAAGTTCAGGCTCTAATACGTGCTAATCAAGATTGGAATATTCCTGATATTAACTCTCCTTTATATATACTCAAAGAAGTGGCGGTAAATCATAAAGGTGCTATTATAGGTATTGGATTAGTTAGATTAACTTCTGAGGTTATTTTAGTTGTAGATGCTAAACAAAACCTAGCTACTAAAATGACCACCCTTAAAACTTTAATGAATAGAGGTATAGATGAAAGTAGGAAATGTGGACTAGATGAATGGCACGCTTTTGTTATGAGTTATAAATTTGCTAAGTTACTTGAGAAGCTAAAATTTGTAAAGTCCAAAAGCATAGCCACTCTGGTAAGGAGATTTTATGAGTAAACAGGATCGTTCTTCCGTAAATAACGCAGTAAATGGAGCTAATCAGGATGTTCGGAATAAATCTGGTGAGCTATCTACACAGCTAAATACTGCTAATCAGGGATTGCAGAATTCTGCCGATCAGAATCAGGCGGGCGCACGGACTGGCTTTAATAGGGTTAATAATTCTAATGGGGGATATGATTCTGATATTCTGAAAAGGATTAACGATCAGTATAGTTCTGTATCTCAAAATGGAGGCACAGATAGTGAGAATTATAAAAACTCGCAAGCTGCTTTTGGTGGAGCTAGAACTGCATTCGATAGTGCTGGTAAATCTATAAATAATGCTAGTGGATCATTTGATAATGCTGGCAGATCATTCGGAGAAGCATCTTCAGGATTAGCTAGAGCTAAACAGGGATATGAGAATTTTGCTGATACTGGAGGATTCTCTCAGGCAGATAAAGCTGCATATTTACGTCAAGGAACTAGTGCGGCGCCTGCTTTATATAAAAACTTAGCTACGAATCTACAACAGAGAGAGTTATCATCTGGTGGAGGGAATCCTGGAGGTTTATCAGGTATTCTAGCTTTACAGAGGCAGGCTGGAAATCAGTTAGGAACTTTAAATACTCAGGCTAATACTAATCTTAATCAACAAGTTAATGCTAATAAGTTTCAAGGATTATCAGGAATCGGAACTACTGCGGGACAGGAAACTAGTTTAGGTAATTCTCAAGTAGGATTAGGACAAGCACAAGTAGGACAGGGACAGGCACAGACAGGATTAGGAACTGCACAAGCTGGATTAGGTGTGGATCAGGGTAATTTATCTAATGCTATTGCTGCTCTGAAATTACAAGGTACACAAGGATTAGCATCTACTCAACAGAACTTAGTAGGTAATCAGTTAAATGCTTCTCAAGGTTTAGCTGGTCTTTATGGAACTAATCAGTCTGCTATTAACAATAACGTAGCTGCTCAGCTAGGATTGTTTAATGGCACAAACTCTGCTATCAATACTGGATTACAGACTAGGGCTGGTATTTCTAATCAGCCTGGATGGCAGGATAATTTAATTTCTGGTATAGGTGCTGGAATTGGTGGATTAGCTACTCTTTGTTGGATCGCGGAGGAGCTATATGGAAGAGAAGCATCCGAAGTTACGCTTATCAGATTTTATCTTAATAACTCTACTAATCTATTTGCTCGGTCCTTTGCATACCTTTATAGAATGGTTGGACAGAGTGTGGCAGAGATTATTAAAACTAACAGATTGGGACGATTCTTAGTTTCTTCTCTGTTTGATCGCATCCTACAGGAGGCTATGTAAATGTCTACCTTATCTCTAGCTGAGATTCTCAAGATGCAGAATGATCCTAATAATCCTGCACCTATTTTCAATTTACCCCCTCCATCTCCTACGGCTGATCCTAATAATTTGCCAGAAGAACATCCACAAATTCTATCTGGTGGAGGATCACTTAATCAAGTACAGCCTGATCCTTCTAGAGCTGCATATCAGAAATTGATGGATCATTATGGATCAATTCCACAGTCTGATGATTATAAACCTTCTCCGCTACGTAGGTTAGGTGCTATTGCTCTAGGATTTGCTGCTGGTTATAGAGGCAATAATTCTACTCCCGGTGGCGGACCTATGGAGGCTTATAAGGCTGCTACAGACTTTAATAATGCACCATATAAAAAAGCTATGGATAAGTGGCATAATGAAGAAGTTCCATTAGAGAAAACTACACAGTTAGAAACTCAGAGACTAACTGCTGATGCTATGGCTAAATATCGTGCGGCGGAGATTGCTAGGATTCAGGAGCAAACTAATAATGAGACTAAAAAGTATGATCCAGTTATACAAGGCAATTTAGCTGCTGCTGTAACGGGAGCGAAAGAAGCAAATAGTTATCATTCTTCGGCACCTGGTAATTTTGTAGGTACTGGTACTAATTTATCTCAAATAGGAACTCCTACTGCTGTTACTACCCAGCAAATGAGACAGGATGATTTTCAGAGACAAGAGGATAGCAAAGCTGAGAATGCTAGAAAGATACAAGGATATACAGCAGATAGACAAGCTGGAAATATTAGGTTAAATAGATCACTACAGGGAGCTAATACTGATAGGAATACAGATAAGAACATAGCTAGTAGAGAGAGAATTGCACGAGAGAGTAGAGAAACTAAGGAAACATTACAAGGCATAGGTAAGCCAATTAGTGCGGCGGAGGACGATAAATTACATAGTGATGCTATTAAGAATATTATGAGGGATGGAACTTATAATCCTATCATTATATCTGGAAAATTAGTAGATAATGCCAATAGATTCAGGCCAGAGCGTTTAAATCCTAATAATCCTAATCATAAAGCATTACAAGGTGCATTAGAGCAGGAGTATCAGAAGTTACGTTCTGCTAGAACTAAAAAATCTTCATCATCTTCTACTAAATCTGACTTAGGTAGCTGGAAACCATTAAATGAAAATGATGAGGAGGAGAACTAATGCCTAAGAAGTATAAGAATCCTGTTACAGGAACTGTTATTAACTGGGAAGGTTCAGAACCTCCTACTAAGGAACAGCTAGATGGTGCAGAAGCAGATTTAAATTTTAGGAATAAGGCTAAGGTTAATTCTGTATCTAATCCTACTAATGATGGAATGGGATGGTTTGAGAGACAACATTCTACAGGTAATTCATTTGCTGATTCTATTCTCCCCACATCATTCGGAGACGCCGCACGATCTGTTACTGGATTATTAGGAGATAAAGCATTAGGAGATGCTATAGTTCCTCATGGTAAACAATTATTAAAGTCTATGACATGGGCAGATGAGCAAGGTAAACCTCATCAAGATTATGGCCCTGTTAAAAGATTAAATGATGCTATAAGTGGCGGAATGGGATTAGCCGGAACTGTTGCTTCTGCTACTCCTGCTTTACCTATTATCGCTGGTGCAAATACTTTATTAGGTGCTGGTTCCAAGTTAATTGATAAAGGTGCATCTACTATTCATAAGTCCTACTATGGAGATCAATCTGAACCTGATCCTGATTTGTTGAATTTGGGTAAGAATTTACTAGCTATCGGAATTGGTGGTAAAATTGGTGAAGGAAAGGGATTAAAACCTGAAGTAGCTTCTGAATTATCTCCTAAACCTGAAACTCGCTCCATAGATAGAACTAGACCCCAATTACCTCCTGATTCACCATTCCAAGGATTTAATAATACTTCCCCTCAGCTAGAACAGGGTGGGGGATTAGTTAGAACTCAACCTAATATACCTCCTCCATCACCTATCATAACTCCTCCTCCTTCTATACCGGGATTTAATCAACCACAAACTCCTATAACAGAAGTTAATCCATTTGCTACAGGTAGATATAATCCTAATACTATACAAGTATCTCCGGGTGGGGGATTTGCATCTTCTGATCCTTCTGCTATTCCCGATGTTCCTAATCCGTTAATTAATCAACCATCTTTGCCACAACTGCCAGAAGGACAAACACAAATACCTCAAGTTACTGATCCTTCAGTTACTGAGATTAATCCTATGAATAGTGGTAAACCGGGAGTTATAGCTACTCCTCCTGATATGGTTGATCCTTTAGCTTCTTTTAAGAAATCATTAGAGGCTAGATTGAGAGGTATTGAGGCTAAGTTAACTCCTGCTAAGCCCGCCGAAATTATTTCTCCTAATACACCAGAACCTCCTGATGCTACTGAATTACCTACAGTAAATGTAAAGCAACCTAATAGTGTTAGCAAGGAGCAATTACCCGACACTGTTTTAGGTAGAGATGGTACTCCTGGTTGGACTGGTGGTAGAAATGCTGCGCAACAAAATTATCTTGAAACTATGTCAATGAAACTTAATGGTAAACCGATGACTATAGTTAAAAATGGTAAACTTGAATATAATTTAATAGAAGCAGAACATCAAAAATTAAATAAACTGTATGATAAAGAAGGTAGACTCCCTGTTGATAAAGGCTATGGTGGTACAGAAGTAGATATAAATAGACCCGAAGGTGCTAGAACTATTATTGGAAACAAAGCAACTGAAGTTATACCAGAAGAGAGACAAGTAGCTAATCCTGTTAAATCTGAAACTCTACCAGCTGAAACTACTAAAACTTTACAACCTTCTGAGGTTTTTTTATCCAAGGATATTGAAAATGAGGATAAACCAATTATAGATGAATTAATGGATAGAGGTAAGGAACTCCGAAAACCTAAAATTATAAATATACCGAAACAAGAAGAAGGCTTAGATTCTAATGGTTTTGAATTACAAGACCCAGAGTT